ATCAAATCCCTCTTGAGCGACTTCTCCTTAGGGATGCTTGCGCTTTTGAGCCAATCCTTCATCTGTCCCCAAATCTGCGCTCTCATGTTGCCATACATTATCGGATTTTTTGCTTTGTTGCCAAAGTTTACACCTTTAATCTTGTACCGCTGCTCCTTAAGCCGGTCCACAATCCCCGCCCCCAGCCCACCCTCATCAATCACCACCATTGCAGGCTTATATTCTTCCATTGCCTCAATGATATGCCCCACCACCGTCATGGTGTCATCACCCCGGTACTTTTTGATGGCCACAATGTCTCTTCCCTGGCGTATCGCAATCACCGTAGCATCCGCCCCAAACCGTGCAGGGTCCACACCAATGATGATTGGAGCGCTTGCGTCCTTATATTTTGCCCGTTTCATGGCCTCATCCACCACATCAGACGGTATAAACTGGTCATCCCCCGCCCGTGGAAACTCACCATACACCTCAACGTGCGCTTGTGCGCTGTCAGGACCGTACTCAGCAATAATTCGCTCGTAAACCTGTTTATCAGTCCCCTCCACTGTTCGCGCATCAACTACCTTAGTCTTCCAAAAGTCGCGCTTAGAGTTAAAAGTCTCGTAAAAGTACCCAGTGTTACGCCGAGGATTGCTAAACGCCAGCCAGAAACGATTAGGCGTGTTCTCGGTAAAGAATCCACCAGTAACAGACCAGATGTTGTCATCAATACCCGACGCCTCATCAAAGATAACCAGCACACCATCAAAATTGTGCACACCAGCATAAGCATCCGGATTCTCTGCCGACCACAACCTACCCTCTACACCCCAGTACCGCGTACCCTTCTTTAGGTCGCGTTCGACTAACTCAGTTAACCACTTGGCTGGCGCCACTCTGGTGGCAGATATCTCAAACCAATGGCTGTTCAACCCCATAGCTAACCACTTGGTTATCTCCGCCCAAGTAATGCTGCGTAACTGATTCTCTGAGTTGGCCGATATGATGGTTGTCGAGCCTATGCGCGTTGATGCCATCCATATAGTTAGCCAACTGACTAGCGCCGACTTGCCAATACCCCGCCCTGACGATATAGCCTCCTGCAATACCGAGTAATCGACAACGCCCTTGTTCTTCTTAATATGGTCGGCAATATCTTGCAGCACCTCGCGCTGCCATTTGCGTGGGCCGGTGAAGTGTTCCAACGGCGTCCCCTTGCGCCCCCAAGGGAACAGATACAGCACAAACGCCAGTGGGTTGTCTTTGAGCGCCGGATTCCACAGCCGCGCCATGAGTTCTTGTTCGTCTTCAGGCTGGTAGATTGTGGTCTGCATCTATGACTTCTATGATGCGCCGCTCGGCTTCAGCCAGCGCCTGGGTTATGGATATGCGTTGGTCGATCTCTACTGAGATGGCCTGCTTGGCAACCCAGCCGTGTTGATGCTTCAGTATCTCTAGCGCCGCCTTGGCATCGCCGCCTCGGGCGGCGGTGTGCAGTATCTCGGCCATCTCGCGTTCGCCGTCGGCTTTGCCTTTCATTGCAGCCATGTTCACAACCGGATCAAAGTTACTCAGCGTCATAAACTCTTGCGGCAACATACCGGCTGCAAGCGCGAGTGTCTCACCGCGCAGGCCTAGCTTTGCTGCGTCGTACACGGCCTGTAAGCGCGACTCTGTTGCTTTTAGCTCTCGAATTGATAGCGGGAAGGAGACCATGCGTGGTTTATATCACAAAAAATAAAAATTTTAACTAAAAAATTGTCTGCGGACGCTCCGCAACTGTAGCGCCTAACCCCTTGGCCCTCCCTCCCCCAGGCCTCGGCAGGCAGCCAGCAGCCAGCAGCCAGCAGCCATGTGCCGTGTGTGCCAGCACACGGCCAGCACTAGCACGGCCAACACCACAAGGCACGTGTGCCATGTGTGTTATCCGGCACAATGGCACACATTGCCCACAACCTAGCGTTGTGGGTCATGTGGTCATGTGTGCCATGCATTTTAAATCGCTGCAGACCCAAATCGCGTGCGGCGGTCCTAGTTCCCGTTCTATAAACTACTGTATATATATACAGTATCTATATTTCAAAAGTTATATAGAAACATATGGCACACATGACACACAATAGGGGTTTTTCATTGGAGAGCATGGCGTCGACGTCGTCACCCACAGTCAACCCACAATCCAACACACATGACCCACAACGGTGCACTGTACAAACGATCAGTACAAAACTAGGGTTTGTCCTAGGTCGACTGCTACAAATTCTGTTACACTACTACTCATGGCAAAGACGCCATGCAACAACTAGGACAACACCATGACTAAACAACTCATCCGCGAAGCCCGCCACCAAGCATTGTGTGCACTGGCGCAAGCATATGCTGATCAAGCAAAGTACAGCAACATTTACTGATTCCAGCGCATAGGCGCACAAGCGGCGCCTATGCGATGCAATCCCGCATCTCATTACAGTAAGGTTCACCATGAAACAGACTATCAGCAACGCCAGCCAGTTCCGCGACGCCTTCCGCGCTGCCGGACGGCAAGATCAGTTCAGCTATGAAGCACTTGGGCTACTGTTTGACTATTTGGAAGACGTACACCCCGACTATGAACTCGACGTTATCGGCCTGTGTTGCGACTATGCCGAACTGACGCCCATAGAGATACTTGAGGGCCATGGCGTCGACTTGAACGACGAAGAGAAGGAAGACGCTATCCCGGTCGCCATGCAATACCTTGAGGATCTCACCTCAGTAGTTGGCCTCACGTCGGCGGGTCTGATTGTCTACGCTTCAAGTTTCTGAGGGGCGCATCATGACCACACTACCCGACATGCTGCGCCACTACAGCATCGCCCAATTATTAGACTTTGCCGACAGTCTAGACCCGAACAACGGCTGGCGCGAGGCGGTCTCGGAAGACCCATCGGTGACCCGCGACCAGTTGACCGACGCCATGCTTGGCGCGTACGACGATGCTGACACTCATGCTTGGATCAACAGACGGTATACAGTAGTAATTGAAGGCCAAAGCAATATTTGGACAGCGACTCAAATATTAAGTGAGATAAACCGCGACCGTTCCGATAATTGGGTTCCGTATACCATGAATGACTTGGTAACTAATTTTAACGACACAATAAGTTGGCTTGACGAATCAATTCAATGTACGACATGAAAAAACTATTCATAACCCTAATTCAGAGCCTTATCGGCGCGGCCATCTGGGGCTTTCCTTTCTTTCTTTATTTCTGGAATTTAAAATGAAAACAATCACACTAGACCGCGCCCGCTACACATTGCGTGATGACCGCGACATTATGGGCGACCTGATAAAAATCACAGGTAAGCATAAGCCGGTCAAGTCGAAGGGGCCGGAACGGCGCCTGTACCCGGCGGGCGGCGCCAGCCTGTCAACGGCGGCCTACGTCGCGCAGTACTACGGCCTTAACTCGACCCGGCGCCTGTTTAAAAACCATGCGGCGCCCTACGGTGACGCCAACCTGGTTGGGTTTTATGAGGGCCTTAGCAACCGCCTGAGCGTGCCCGAGGGCGAGGATAGCATGGAGGTGGAACTGTGATTATCCAGAACGCCGACTATGGCATTAGCGCGGAAGTTAGCCAGATGGCTGACGGGCGTTGGCGCGTCACGCTGCGCGACGACGACACCGGCGAGACCCTGCCGTCCGCCGGAATCTTCACCATGGAGGCCGACGCTTTGGCGTATGCGGAGAAGCTATGCTCTTAGCGGCCATATTCGCGGCGCTGCTGGCGCTGCTGCTGAACCTCTGACCAAACCCCGCGAGGGGCTATTGTGATTCTGGCTCGTCTTCTAAAATAAGGTCGTCAATGGCCTCATCTAAACCGCAGGTGCAGGGGCCGCCCTCGTGAACGGCGCAGGTTTCTGTATGCATAATATTTTTCCTTTCATGCTACTGTTCGGCGCATCTCCGAACGGGTCATATTGACCAGTTCAGGCGCCACGAAAATATGCTTTTTAGAGTTGAAATCACGCGAGTGTATCAAGCCCATATCAAGCCAACCGGCCTCGCGGAAGGCATGGAACAGCGCGCCTTGGACGATCTTAACGCCCGCCGGCGCTGCGCCTGACCCCTGCACTCGGTCGCACACAACGTGAAACGGCGAGCCGATCACGCCCTGGGCGAAGGGACCGCGACGCTCGCGCATCATCTCGACCAGCACCGACTCGGCGGTCGACATACCCGCCTCGACCATGATGGCCTTGGCTTCAGTCATTGGCGGCGGGGCGGACGGGTTGAAGGCGGACACGTCGCGGGCCATCAGCCACGCCGCCACGCCCGCGAAGCCGTTACGATGTACGTACCAATTCCAAAGGGCCACGGCGTCGGTCTCGGGCAGGCGCTCGGCAGCGGCCCATAGGACGAACCAGCGGCGGTCATCAGAGGGCAGCGATATGGACACGCGCTCATTACTGAAAGCCACCACTAGCACCCGATTGAGGGCCATGTAGGGGTGGAGTCCTTTACGATTAATGGGCAGATACTCGGGCGGGGCGGCGATCACCGGTTTAAGATGGTTCTCCAGCGCCCGGCGGTCGCGGGCCTCGCTCTGGCGCAGTTCGGCGATCTCCATCACCTCGCATTCGAGGCCGTAACCCCACTGAGAAGTCAGGTCTTCATTCTTGACCAACGCGCAGTTCAGCTTAGCCGGGCCGCCGATGGCCCAGAAGAAGGGGGCCAGCAAAGTATCCTTGCCAGACCCTGGCTTGCCGCCCAGCAGAACGGCATGGTTAATTTTGTGGCCGGGAAACTGTACTTTATGGGCCAGCACGTTTAAGAGATGCTCACGCTCAAAATCGAGCGGAACCATGCGCTCCAGATGGCGCAACCAGATGCTGATGTCGCAGGCCACAGGCGTCGGGCGGGCGTTGCGCCAGCGGTTGCCGTAGACCAGCCCGTCTTTAGTGACTAGCACCGACTCGCCAGCGGCGTAAGTGATACCGACCAGCGACTTGGCGCCAGCGGCTTGTCGGTTCTCGTCGAAGCAGACCGACGCCTCGACCCGCCGGGCCGACTTGCCGGTCGAGTGAACCGACACGCACTTGACGTGCCGAAACAAGGCGTTGAAGGTGTTGCGCGACACTTCACGCCTGTCCTGCATATCGAAGAACGCCTCGTCATCTTGCAGGTACGCGAAGCGCTGATACCATTTAGCCTTCTCGACCCTGCCTAGTTCCTTACGTTCGACCTCGGCAACAATCTCGGCGGCGGCGTCGGGGTACTCGGCGCTGGGTTTAATCTTGGCAAGGGCCAGTTCCAGATGCGCGGCCATAAGTTCGTCGCGCAGGCCGGGGGCGTGACGGGGGCCGCCGTTGTCGGCGACCCACTGCATAAAAGTGTTGCTGTCAAGGTCGACGCAGTGGCCGTGCATACAGCAGAACGCCCGGTTCAAAGGCATGTAGCGGCCCTCGGGGTTGCCGTCGGTATGCTCACTCGAGTTCGGGCAGATGACGCCGGCCCAGCCCTCGGCGTTCGGGCGCGAAAGCAGCAGACCCTGGCCGGACAGCCAGACCAGCACATCGTCGGCGCCATCGTCGGCCATCCGTATCGGGCGGGGGCCGGAGGACTCAGCCGGGCCGGGCGTCACATCAAGGGCGGCGCAGATGTCGGCCAGTGTGAACTCGCGCTCGGGGTGGAACTCAATTAAGGCAGACGCAAACTCAGCCTTGTCAGGCTTTAGGTTAACCGACCCTGGCAGGCGAAAGTTGCGAACCGGATTGCAGGCGCCAGGGTCGGTGTAGCCCGCAGCGGCGATGGCCTTGATGGCGGCGGCGAACTCGCCCTTGGGCGGCTGTTCGCTGAAGACGTAGCCGTACTGGAAGTTATCGGGCGAGGTCTCCATGATCCAAGTCGGCGGCAGCGGCGGGGTCTTACTTTTAGTGCCAATGTCGTCCAGCACCATGACCGCGCAGTACTCGCAGTTGGCCGACGACGCCGACACGCGCCCCTCCTCAAAACGGTCGACGATGAAGGAGGCGGTGTTGCCGTACCATGCCTCGCCCTCGCGGACGCCGTGCGAGGGCAGGTACGACGGCCAAGTAGCCTTGACGGCCCCATCGGCGTGATACTGCCTCTCGCCACCACGTAACTGTGGTTTTTGGCGCACAAGTAGCATTGTCTCGCCCTCGGGCGCTAATCCGGTGATAAACTCTATGAATTGCACGTTGTCATCCTTTGCGCCGCCCCTGACCGGGCGGCGTTTTTATTTGCCGTATCTCGGCATCGACTTGATACCACAGGCCAGCGGCAGGCCAGAGGCCCATGCCGGCGGCGTAGTCATCACCCTACGCACTTCCTCTTCACTGCCGCCCTCGACGACAATCTCGTCGTGAACGTGCAAAACCACATCATCAAGCTGGCGCAACGCGAACCGTAGCAGGTCGTTGGCGACAGCCTGAGTAACATTCTCGCAAGCCAAACCGCGCCACAGCCGGGCGCGGGGCCATTCTTTGGCATCCTGCGCGGGCTTCCAAGCTGCCTTGGCGTAGCTGATGCCGTCGTCCTCCAGCCGGGCGAAGGGGTAGCATAGCACCCGGCCAGAAGGTAGAGAGTACCAGAGATGCAGGCCGTCGAACAGGTAAGTTATGCGCCCGGCGGTGAACTCCTGCCCACGGTTCCGCATCGCCCTGGTGTACTGCTGCTCCAACTGCGACCAGAAGCCGACAGCCCACTGATTGTTGCGGCGCCATGCGTCGACCATCCGCTTAGAGTCGGCCTCGGACAGGCGAACACTGTAGATGCGGGCCATCGACGCAAACGCGCCCACGCCGCCCGCAAAGCCGCAGGCCAACTCCTGCACCTTGCCGATCTGGCGCTGCGCGGACTCGCCGTCGCGGTCGTACTCGGCCTTGATGTCGTCATAGCTGCGGTTGAACGTGCCCGATGCGTTGACGATGTACGGGTCGAGGCCCGACTCAAAAACGTCCAGCTTAGCCTGGCCCGTACCGGACAACCAAGGGTTAACCCTAGCCTCAATGGACGACCAGTCCGCAACGACAAACTGCCGACCCTTGGCCGGGATCAGTGCAGGGCGCAGCATCCCCCGGAGGACGTCGGTGACGCGCTTGCCGAACTTGGGGACAATGGCGTGGCCCCGGCACATGGCGGCACGGACGTCCTCGGGGGCTTTAGCGCACTTGCGAGTGAAGTTGTGAACCTGGGCGCCGTAGCTGCTGGCGCGGCCAGTGGCGCTGCCGCCTGCGAAAACAAACGCGCCTCGGACGCGACTGTCCTCAACGTCAGCCAGTTGGGCCAAGCGGTTGAATTTGGCGACTGAGGAGGCCCACAGGTCGTCGGCGCATTGGATGATCTCCTGAACGTCGGGCGGCACTCCGTCGCAGTTGAGCAGGTTGGCGCGGACGGTCTTGTCAATGCTGACCTTATCGTCCTTGGTCATCAGGGCGCGGGCCTCGGGGCCGACACGATCCCAGACCCACTGGCGCATTTTAGGACTGCGAACAGAGACAAGCTCACCCGCTGATACCTCCTTGACGATCTCGGCGATCTCAGTGGCCTCTGTAGCGGCGTAGGACACTGCTGCGCGGCAGAGCGGCACATCGACCAAGACGCCACGGTCGTTGATGCGCTCATTGACATGGTAGTCGTCCAACTCCTCCTCGGACAGCGGGCGCATGGCCTGGCTGATGGCCCTCATGGCCCGAACGTCCTGCTCACAATACTGGATCATCTCGGCGGTCAACGCAGCCGACTCTTGGTACGGCGGTACGCACATCTTGCGGATGAGGGCAGCGCCTCGGTGGTCCTTCTTCATAGACGCGCCCATGAAGCGCCCGGCATCTTCTAAACTACCTGGCGCACAGTTGGCGCGGGCCTGCGCTGCGGTGCAGTAGAAGGACTCCAACGGGATGTTGACCTGCAAGACGTACCATAAGATCAGCCGCTCAAAGGCAGCGTTATGGGCCATGATGCGGTGGCCGGTAAAGTCAGGTAGTGGGCCTGTCGTCCACGTCTGCACCTCGCCATCGTCGACGGCGTAACTCATGCACAGCACCTCGGTTGTCAAGTCCTGCGCGTAGTTGTAGACGCCTGCCGACTTGAGGTCGCAGGTGGAGCGGGTCTCAAAGTCAAGCCAGAGAGTCATTTTTGGCCTTCCACCAAGCCAAAATTTCATGCCTGTCGTACCAACAAACCTTGTGAACTGCTGTCTTACGATTGTCTAATTTTGGGCGCGGGGCATTTTTATCATGGCGCATAAATACCGCAAACTGAAACTTGGAGATGCCAAGTTCTTCAGCCATCTCTACCCCGGTTCTAAGTGGTGGTTTCATACTGTCTCCTTTTCCAATGCCCACTCTTGCGAATGGGCATCAGAAAACGGCTTACGCTACGCGACGACGGCGACCAGCAGGTGCTGCCACCTCTGGCTCTAGCTCACCCTCCATACTTATCCATTCGACAATCTCAAACACCGGGGTGTAGATCTTGCCGTATGACTTATGCTGGTAGTGGTCCTTCTTCAACTTCACGACAGCAACTGGCTTAGTCTGATCGACGTCAACCTGCTCGGCCAAAGCGGCGGCGATAGCCTGGACGCCACGCTTACCGCCGACCGACGTCGTGGTGTAGCGCACTTCCATGCCCTTGTCGTCGCCGGTCAAGCACTTGAGGCTCATGCCGATCTGCTGCTCCCAGCCACGCTTAGCTGATGGGGGCGCGTCTTCAATCTCCGGCAGCGGCTGGCTGACGGCGACCATCTTCTCGCCAAGCACCTCGCCATCACCCCAAGCGATA